GCATGCCGCCCTCCAAAGGTGTTGTGTCGCAGGCGGATCAGGAAAGGAAGGAGTGGAGCCCAATGGTGAGTACTACGGAGCTGGTGGCGCCGTCGTCGTCGAGCCAGCCGGACAGCTTCACCCCGTCGACGGTGGCCTTGAGCAGGCCTGGGAGTTCGCCGAGTTTGGGGTTTGCGGCGATGTACTCCTCGATCGCGGTGGAGATCTCCACCGCGCGGGCGTCGGTGGTCTCGGTGGTGTCCTGGCCCTTGTCGTGGACCCGGACCTCGATGTTGAGCGAGAGGTTCTCTTCGCGTTTGAGCCTGTCGTTTCCCCTGAAGGCCGACAGTTGCGCGGTGCCGTCGACGTCTCCGCCGATGACCATCTCGCGGGGTGCGTCGCGTGGCATGTTGTAGGCGACGGTGACGCCGGACAGTCCGGGGAGTGCGGACAGGATGTTGTCGCGGCCGAGGAGTCTCGCTTTGGCCGCGGCGGCGTTGGTGCCGCTCACCAGATCGTCCTTCGGTGGAACAGCGAACCGGCCTGCGGCTGGTAGGACAGGGTTCGTGACGCGGGTACGCGTTTGGCGTTGGGCCCGGTGCCGTTGACGCGCCTGGAGTATCGGCTATAGACAGCGTCCACCTCGGGCAGGCCGGTGGCGTAGGTGTCGGGCTGGGCGATGCGGTACACGCCCATGTCGCCCATGGTGTAGCTGGTGGCCCGGTCAGGGATGCCGTTCTTGTTGAAGTTCAAGCGGCTGCGCAAGCGGGTCAGGCAGGCCTGGATCAGGTCGCTGGGTGGCCGGTCCAGGCCGTGTTCGAACTCGACGATGACGTTGCGGAAGCCGGCGGTGAACACGTTGCCGTCGGTGCGGATCAGGGTGCCGTCGGCGTGCGGTGCGACACCTGCCAGCTGGCCTGCGGTGAAGTCCACGAACGTTTCGTCGACGTCGGGTGCGACGGCGATGCGCCGGATGGTGCGGATGTCGGAGATGGACCGGATCGGGTCGGACAGCTTCAGGATGAGCCTGTTGCTTCCGGTGCCGTCGAGCACGACCCGGTCGTAGCGCGGATAAAACGCCTGATCGCAGATGTTTTCGCACTCCACTTCGACGTCGGTGCGCTTGGCCCGCAGGTCGTCGGTCGGGTACCGCTCCGACGAACTCAGGGAGTCGTCGGAGCCGCGCCCTTCGGCGAGGGTGAAGAAGAACCCGGCGACGATCTCGTAGTGGTCGTACTCGGTGGTGGCGGAGCCTGCGATGGTGGCGGTCCAGGCGACCGTTCCGCGCTGCAGCGCGGACTGCGCCGCCAGGGTGAACGTGTACCGCCCGGATCCTGCGCCTGCAGACGCGGCGTTGCCGGAGGCGACCACGGTCCCGTTGGCGTCGGCCACCGTGTAGGTGACCGTCACCGTGGAGTCCGTGGCCGCCTCGTCCACATAGAACGTGTGGGACAGCGTGCCCGCCTGGTTGCGCAGGATCCGGGTCAGGGACATGGGTCAGCCGATCCTGACGTGGCCCTGCACCGCCGCGGAGGCAGTCAGGTGGATGCCAGTGTTGCAGCGCACATGGGTGGACAGGTCGATGTGCTGGAATCCGTTGGCCGCCAGCGTGAACGAGGCCAGCACCGTGCCTGCCGCCGAGACGCCGTCGTAGACGACCACCACAGCTCCCGCGGTCGAGCCGATCGACAGCCCGGCGTACCGGCACACGCCCGTGAAGACGGTGCCGGTCGCGGTGACGTTGAGCGCTGTGGCCGTCGGGCTTGCAGCCATCGGATCAGATCCCGGCGAGCTGGTAGGTGACCACGATCAGTGCGGCGGGAATGACCAGGCCTGTCCCGGCGACCGTCTTGATCGCGGTCAGGGTGTCGCCTGCCGCAAGGAGCAGGTTGGCCGCGGTACCCGACAGGGTCATGGATTCCTCGGTGAGTGCCACCGAGTTGGTGGCGATCCACGAGCGGGTCGCCACCGAAGTGGCCGTGGCCCCAGCGGTGTGGCGGGTCAGGGTGTAGATCGCATAGTTGGTGCCGTCGGCAGTGATGGCCGCCGAGGGGACGAGCGTGACCGCGGTGACGGTGCACTTGAGCGGGGCACGCCAGACGGGCAGGTTGCCGGTGGAGGCGGCGTTTCCGGTCGACTCCAGGTAGACCTGGTGCGACAGGTTGCCGGCCAACTCCTTGTACTGCATGGATTCTCCTTGATCTGGAAGCGGGAGTCTGGAGACGCCTCAGCCCGCCGACGCGGGCGGGCTGAGAGGCGTGGACGGCAAGGTCTTACTGGGTCCCAGAGTAGAAGCCTCGATGATCCAAAATGGTGCCGCTGTAGATGTGCCTGATCTTGTAGATGAGGGAGTCGTTGTTGAACATCGATCCCACGTTGGGGTCCGACTGGGTGAACAGCTCCGGGGTCTGCTGACCGCGGTAGAAACCGATCTCGATGGTGGGAACCACGTTCGGGTCGGCGACCAGGAACCAGTCGTTGGTGTCGGTCAGGTACGACAGCACCAGCACCGACATGCTCTGGTGCAGGTTCGGGATCGTCGCGTCCGCGTTGGTGGTGATCTGCACCGCCGACGTGACCAGCTGCCAGCCCAACTGCTCCAGGTCCGGCGGCACCACCAGCAGCCGCGGCAGGATGTCGAGGATGTCCACGGAATCGCCGTAGGCCGCCTGCTTGCGCATCTTCTTGCGGCCCGTGGCCAGCGCCGTGTCAGACAGCGCCGCGGCATCGGTGTTGGCGTGGTTGGCGTGGAACAGCGCCGTCGTGTCGTAGGTGCAGGTGGCGTTGGTGCGCAGCATGTCCCACACGAAACGGTGCAACGTGATCGCAGCCGCGCGGCCGAGCTTGCGGGGGATCTGCTGGATCGCGCGGACGTCGTCGTTGGCGATCGACTCCAGCGTCAGGTCCTCGGTGCCGCCGCGCTTGGTCAGCGCGTAGGTCGCCTCTTCGTCCGCCGGAGTGGTCAGCGGCTGGTACGGCTGACCCTGCAGGACTGCGGGGAGGGTGCCGTAGCCGCCCATCCGGCCGATCCGCTGGGTGCGGAAGTCGTTGACCGGCGGGGTGCTCGAGACGATCTGGCGCCAGTTGTCCATGCCCGGCTGCGAGTACTCGGCGACCACCCGGCGGGTGATCGAGTCGCCGAGAAGCTGGTCGAACGTCGCGGTGGTGACGGACTCCGTCGAGCGGACCGCGCTGTCGAAGCCGCCCTGGCGGCCGATGCACTCGCGCAGGATGACGCGGTTGAAGTCCTCGTCCATCGTCCGCGGACCGCGGATGCCGGTGACATCGACGAACATCTCCCGGAACGACCGGTAGCCCTCGCCCTTGCCCTCGAAGAAGCCGTCCATGCCGGCCTTCTTCTTGTCCAGCGATTCCTGGGTCACCTGTGCGGTGAAGGAAGGCCGCAGGTCCGCCCGCTCGGCAAGGCCGAGTGCCGCCTTCAGCGTGGCGATCTTCGCGTCCACATCGGACTCGGCGATGCGCTCGGGCAGCTCCTCGGTGATGGACTCGGCGACGCGGACCGGGAGACCCGCGTCCTCGACCTTGCCTTTCACCATCAGCCTGGCGACATACGAGGTCTTGTCCATCTTGCCGTCGGCGACGGTCTCGGTGGTGCGCTTGGCTTCGGACTCGGTCGCACGGCTCAGACCGGCCACGAGCTGGGTACGCTGCTCGTCGGTCGCTGTGTCGAGTGCGGCGAGCATTGCTTCCAGGGTGACGGTCACGTCATCCTCCTCAGTGCTCTCTTGGTCGGTCTGGATTCCTCCCGCGAGGACGCGGGTGGCTTTTCCTCCTGCTGCCGGGTCGGCGACCACATCGCAGGAGTTGACTTTGGTGATGCGGACTGCTTCCTGGGTACGGCGTCCGGCGGTGACCACCGGGCGCAGCTCGGTGAGCGCGTCGTGGGAGATGCCGACGATCGGCGGCAGGCCCTGGTTCTGGGCTTCGATCGTGGCGTCGAGCGCCTCGGCGGTGTGTCGCGCGCTCGGGAGCAGGTGCAGGTCGCCTTCCAGCCCGCGTCCGTTGGAGCGCACGTTGCGGTAGTGGCCCACCAGGCCGGTGATGGTCGAGGACTGGAGTTCCTGCGCGGTGCGGTGGTGGTCGAACGCTTTCGCGCCCTCGTACAGGCCGACAGCGGACTCCAGGACATGCGCCGGGTAGTTGCGGCCGTTCTTGGACTGGCCGGCGGCGATGATTTCGACCCGGAACACCCGGCCGCCGTCGGGCGCCGTGCCTTTCGCCTCGAGCAGGCGGCCTGCGATGCGTTCGGTGACTGACTCGGTGGCACGATCGGGCTCGTCCGCTTCGGTTTCGGCCAGGTATGCGTGGACCACCGCCTCCACCGCGCGGCCGAACTCGGGCGCGTCCGGGTCCTTGCCCACCAGCGGGTCGAGGCGGGCGACGAACGCCATGGAGTCGAGCAGGTGCACGGCTCCGGCTTCGGTGACTGCTTCCTCGACGGCCGCCTGCCAGTCCAGGGCGTAGTCCTCATCAACATCGGTGAGCACGGGCTCCCCCTTTAAACTGTTGGCGGGCATGAAAAAAGCCCGCAGGAAGCGGGCCGAGGATGAGAGTTGTCGGTCAGAGTCCGCGGATCGCTGCGGAGTTGATGCGGTTGCCGACGGTGAACTCGACGATGGCCTGGGTCAGGTCTTCTTTGCCGTACGAGTTGACGCCGCGCATGCCCAGTTGTGCTGCCACACCCTTGAGCTCGGCGACCTTGAGGCCGGAAAGTGTGGACCTTGCCTCGTCGCGGGTGGTGGCGGCAGCGAGCCTGCCGGGTATTCCGCCCACTTCAGTGCCACCCTGCGGCACTGCCGCATCCAGGAAGGTCCCTGTTCCGGTGGCGGGCTTGAAGTGGCTCGGGACGGCGGCGGTGCTGGTGTCCCCGCCCCATCCGCCGATGGCGTTCGCCCTTTGCCGGTAGCCGATGGTGCCGTCCACGATGGAGTCGGCCATCTGCTTCTTGGTGCCGTTGCGGCGCACTGTCGGGCCGAGGTCTGCGGCCAGTTCCTTCAG